CATTACGATTACTAACTTATTCTCCTGATCCACCACCAGTTGGGGGAGGTGTAGGAGTTGGATAGTAGATATGATATGGAAGAGTCTGCATATCTCCGGTCATATCCGCATAACATTCAAAGACCAATTTCATAACTGCATTGTCTTTATGTTTTTGTTCATGATCCATTCCACTAGTGCAAAGTGCATTATCAAATATAACTACAATTGGTTTACCATCAAGAGTTTTTCCTATAAATCCAAGATTACTAATGTAGTCTCCGGAAGAAATTTGAAGCTTGGATTCAATTGCGTTATAACCTAAAATTCCAGTGCTTGAGCTCCCTTCTGTATCCTTACCAAGTACAGCATGTTTTAAAAGCTCCGGAGTAATTTCAAGGAAATTAACCTCCATGGTTGCAGTTTCACCCACCTTTACAGTAAGTCCTTTAACTTTAACTAATGCTCCATCAGCTTCAATATCTTTAAGTTCAGGTTTAATTGATATTTTTGATCCACCTTGAGTAGCACCAATCAAAGAAGTTGCAAAATTCCATGATCCGGACGAATATTCAAGACCTTTGTGGATCGTCCCCGCACCAAGAATAATGTTTTTAGGAGTATCTTCAGTTACTCCAGTCGATTTAAGTTCGTCATATGCCGCCATTGTCGTTCCTCCATTCCTTTATAGAAAGATTAATTTGAATGCGTTTCAAATCTTCCGTATCAGTTGGAATTGGAAACGCACTGTTGAAATAAATTACCAAACCTTTTCCACTTGGTAATATTTTTTTATACCCATGTCTAAACAAAGAAAGGATCATCTCTTTCTGTTGTTCTAATTGAAGTAAACTTCCCTTTCCTGTTCCTGTTAGGATGAAATCAGACTCATCCAGTCCATCTTCATTAATTGAATCACGTTGGGAGTATTCACCAATCCAATATGGATACACCAACGGTTCATCCCATCTCATAAATGCATAAGAAATTCCAGCTTGCTTTAAGATACTTCCTATATGACCGAGTGTTTCTATTGTCATGACAGTTTCTCCTTTGCAAGTTGCTCAAGTCGTCTTTTTGCCTTTGGTTCAACAATGGTTTTTGCATGCCACAATGGTCTAATAGGTTTTTTACCGTTAGTTTTGTAATATGCTTTTCCATTTTTTCCATATACGATGATTACTTTACCGTTGAAAGTAGGCTTTTTTGATCCTAGATATCCATCTACAGGAACATACCATGGAGCTTTGCGTCCATCTCCTCCGATAGCATAATCACCTGTACCAAATTCCTCCCAAATAGCATTTTGAGATGGTGATCCAACGACACCCTCATTTTTAAAGACTTTTCTATCCCATGAACTTTTTGTTTGACCGGTATCAACTCTCGAATTTTGTTGTGTTTGATTTAACAGAATTCGAGTAACGTCGTCTAACCATTGATTCTTTACAGATTCAAGAGCGTCGATCACTGCTACTGAATTATCTTCAAATATGACTTCTGCCATATCAACTCCCTATAAACCGTAAATAAATTTCTAATTGTCGATCTAAATTCATAGGATTATCGATGAGCAAAATATCATAGACATTTTGCTCTACGATCAGTCTTGAATTATTTGAACGAATGATCGGATCCAATACAACGAAATCCGAGATAAAAATATGAGTCGAGTCTTGAAGTTTTGTATCATATGATTGAAAATTAGAATCTCCGCTCATTAGATCAAGAAATCCTTTAATCGATTGAACATCATTCCAATTTGTTTCATGTTCACCAATTTCATTTATAACTATATTTTTAACTTGAACTGTTGCGATTGTATTTCCACCAATCATTGTTAAAACCTCGCTTTCATGTAAGGTTTCATGAATCCAAGAAGAGAACTCGGATATCCAAGAAGTGAGTTAGAATCAAAGTCATAATAAACAGTAGTCCACCTACTGATCGTTTCAGATTTAACTCCAACTTTTTCCCTGTTATCTATATCCCACTTCATGAGATTCACAGTACCCATGATGATGTCTTTTGGATATTGAATTTTGGTGATCAGAACGTCAAGTTCATCGTAGAGAATTTCAGGAGTAACTGTTACATCAATTTCATCAAGTTCAGTGATTACGTATAATCCAGAATTGATTTCGCTTTTACTTATCTGAATTGTATCTCCTACGAAAAATCGATCAGGAGACATCTTTAATTTTCCACTAAAGACATCTCCGATCGTTCTAACTCCACGATTCTGAAATTGGTTGTTCGTGTATGACCTTATCGTTGACTCAATCGCTAGAAGTCGTGATTCCAGCTCATCATCTGATAAAGTCGTAGTCACGAATTCCCTAAACTGAGCTACCGAAAGAATCATGAAGCGTTCGTTTCACCAAATTTTGCGATCACGACCTTCGCATCGTTGGTGAGAGCTACACCATAATACTTACATGCTGTAATATCGTGCTGTTGCTTCTTCGGATACCATTCAGCATCCACTTTAGTTTCGGCTTTCAAGAAGATAGTAAGAGCTGGAAGCTCATCATCAGTGAACTCAGTTTCTTTGCTATCAGCTTCAAGCTTGATGATCGGACATGCATAGTGTGCTCGAACAGAAGAAACACCAACAACAGTATTTTCAGCAACGACTGTACCAGATTCGGAAGTGGTACTTACCGTCAATACTCCACCTTTACCCTCTTTGCCGGTTTTTTCAGTAAGAGTAAGCACCGCAGATGATCTCGTAACATCGTATACTGTATCAGATCCAAGAGCAGTAGCAATTGCAGTTGCCGCCGCCGTCGTACTTGCTCCGGACGTTGCATCAAGAGTTACCTCAGTTCCATGAACCGTAAATTTATCACCACTCGCTACGGTTCCACCAATAGTTACAGTCCACTTACCTTTAACAGCACTTACAGCTTCAGTAAGAGTGATTTTATTGGACTTCTTAATCCAACATCCAGCAATCTTTCCAATTGAACCATTAACGGCTACACCTGATTGAAATTTATCTGCTGACAGGAAATCCGAATCTTTGAGCAAGATCTTCTCTTGTTTAGGGGAGATAAACATCACTTTTTCAATGCCGTCTTCCTCGTCCTCAAACTTGGTAACTGCATCCACGATTGCATTGTATCCAATAACTGCGGCAATTCCATCATAGATATTTGTTGCACCAAGAACAGCAATGAGAAGATCATTATCAACCTTACCTATAATTGACTTGGCGAGTTGAGACTCAGCTTGACCAAGAGGATCACCAAGACCGCTATTGATCGCTTCTTGAGTAATTCCAATAGATTGCATTGCTTTTCCAATAGTGAACTTAGTGGTTGAAGCCGCCATTTTCTTAGTGCTGATTTCATCCCCTTCGGCAACGTTTTCAGCATCTCCAACATATGTCCATTTAGGCACTGTTTTAGTATCTCCAGCAACGCCAACCAAAGACGTATCGACCTTTGCATACGGAATAAGTTTTGCAAGTGCGGTAATTTTAGCGTCGATCATGTCCCCCATGACTTCTGGGACAACAATATCAGATTTAGTAGTAACTTGATTAGCCATAATTATTCCTTTTTCATAGCTTCTTTGTATCCTTCAGGGTTTTCCTGTTGGAGTTGTACTCTTTCCTTGTAAGACATCTTGAGGATGTTCTCACGAGTTAGGGAATCAGTACTCCCATCCTTATTAAGTTTGTTTGGTTCAATCTTCTTAATCGAAGATGATTCAAACTGATTAGGATATTGCTTTTTGAGGGAAGCAATTTTTTCGTTCCATCCTTTAATTTGATCCTTATCATCAAGCTCGATATCACCACTTTCTTTCAATTTGAAAATCAAATAGTCAATATCTTTCGCTTTTTCGGATAACAAAGCTACTTTCAAAGCTGAAGTTACCTTTGTTTTGGAGAGTTGTTCTGATAGTTTAGAAACTTGAGTCTCATATTCAGAAACCTTTTTTTGAAGTTCTTCATTTCCTGTAGTACTCTTTTTCATCTCTTCGATGAGTTTTTGAGCTTCCTTTAATTGACTCGCTTGATTTTTACTATCTACCTTGAGTTTTCCATATCGGATATCAAGATTCTCCTCAGATGAAATAAAAATTTTATTTTCCTTCATTGCAGTTGTGATTTTGGTGATAGTCTCATCATCCAAACCTTGTGCTTTAAGCAATTCCTGAATTGTCATGTTGCAATTCCTCCTACGTGTTTTTACGAGATTCGATCTCGATTTGGAGTAATAGATTTTTTACGTCATCCCTGACGATATTAAAAAAGTACCTTTACAGGTACATCGTTTCAAAAATGTTATACAATCCCACTTATAATATCTCTTGCTCGTTGCCGATCATTGAAATAGAAAGGAAATCGATTAGAAATATATAAGTGAAGATCAGTAATAAATTCAGAGAATGAAGTATATTCATTTGCATCAATTTTATTTTTGTATTCCGTAATTACTTCTTCAAAAGCCTTAAACCAAATGTAATCAACCGAATTTAAAAAT